CACGCTTGCGACGCTCGAAGTCATGCACCGCGTCCGCAATCTGCGACTGCATCTGCTCGTCGGCGCGGTACAGGAACAGGCGCAACTCAGAACCGCGATACAGGACGCACACAGCGCCCCACGCATAGCCAGTACACATCATCTGGGCCTGTAGCTGCCACGGGCCACGGTAGGGCGCTGGTGCGCTCTCTGGGGCCGATTGTGTGTTCTTCGCCTCCAGCACGCCGGGCCCGTGCGTGTCGACGACGCCGCCCTGCGGCACATAGATGCCGTGCGCCGGGTCGTGTTCCCAGACGATGTTGCCGTCGGCGCGACCGTCGAGCGAGCAGGCGAGCGGCAGGTCCGGGTGGAACACCGCATCGGTGATGTTGGCGTTGGCGTGGTCAAGGTCGAGGCGATAGACCGCCTCAGCCAAGATCGTTGGCTCCAGCAGGTCGCCGAAGCGCATTGCCTCATTCTGCTGGAACCGCTCGCGCGGGTTGCCTGCGGCTGCGTCGATTGCCTCACTGAGCAACTCGTTCTGCGTCGCGTATGGCGACAGGCCCATCAGCACCGGCACGCGGCTCGCTGTGATGATGTCGTCGGGTGTAAGTTTACCTACCATTGGTTTGTCTCCTTGCTAAAAATTTCTTCGAGTGTCTTGTCTTTGTTGCGCTGTATTCTGCCTCTCACAGCTTTAGCGCTTATTCCAAAGTGGTCGCCTATCTCTTGGTGCGTTCTGAATGTCTTGCCTTGCAGAACATATGTCCTGAAGGGCTTCGGCCTGCTGTTAGGAATAAGCGGCGCGGTAAGCGCCTCCTCTAAGGTCCAGCCGTAGTTCAGCCTGCTCGTTACGGAGTTTCTATTAATGCCATAATGGTTAGCCGCTTGCTTTATGCTGGAAAACATCTTGCCCTGCACTGTCACCTCCTTCTGACGAGGATGCCTTTTGACCCTCTCCTCTACCTCAAGCGCCTCTTCCAGCCCCCACCCGTGTTGGTGATATCGCTGGCGGAACACGTTGTTGCAGACGCCATAGTGTCGGCACATTTCCCTCTCGCTAGAAAACGTCTTGCCCCTAAAATCGAACCTGTTCCCTTCACGCTTCGGCCAAGGCGGCGCGGGGTCGAGGCCTACTGCCTCCCGCAGCGTCCAGCCCTGTCGGCGCAGGCGAACACCTATCGTCAACTCATGAACTCCAAACGCATCGGATAACTGGCCGAGACCGTAGTATGATTTGCCATCGACGACATACTCCTTTTTGTATTCGTCGAACGCACTGACAGCACCGCCCCTATTCTGGTTGTAGCCGTTTGGGGCGAGGGTATTTCTTTCTTCGATCCAATACATCTCTCGCTCGCGCAACTGCTCAACAGTTTCCGTCCGCTCGATGACCTCGAACTGAAAAGCCTCTCGGCCAAAATCTCTGATGGCCTGCCATATTGAGGCAGGTCCGCCTTGCCCCTTTCTGGCTTGGCGAAAGTGGCCGTCCTTCCTGTGGGACATATGCTTTCTTGTGCTGCACCCCACATACTGCATGCCGTTGACGGTGTTCGTCACGGTGTAAACAATCATCTCTCGTCTCCCTTCGATGATGTCGTCGGGTGTAAGTTTACCTACCATCAGTTTGTCTCCTTATCTATATCCACGGCTGTTTGGAAGACCCCAGCCTCGTTTTGGGTCGTTGCGTCTGTTGGGTCCGTACTCTTCCTTCAGTTCGATGTAAGAGACGACGGCTTCCTTTCCGACCTCGTGAACCTTGCCGGTCAGCGTATTCGTGATCTCAAAGTATGGCACCCAGTCGCCCATCGTGCTTTTGCCGCTGTTGCTTTTGTAAGTCCCGTTATAGAGCCTTTTGCGTATTGACCAGTGGCGGCAATCCATCGTGTGGCAGCCCTTGCCAAATTTTTTCCAGAACAGCTTGTCCAAGAACCAGTCGCAGTTCAGTTCGTGCGCGGTCATCAGGTCATGATTTTCCGACACTGCGTCAAGGCGCTCTTGAAACGTAGGCCAGTTTTCAAAGCGCAGCTTGCGGCTACAGATTACAGGCTTGGCGTCGCGCTTTGCTTGGCGGGCCTCCCTGCGTTCTTTCCGCTTTCGGATATCCTCTTGCGCCGCCCAATACAAAATCCGCGCCGCTTCTGCCCCGCAGACTGTAGGTGAAAAGCACTTCGGGCAATTAGGGTAAAACGCGTCTACACTTTTTATCGTTGCAACTTTGCAAGGGCCGCGCCTCTGGTATTTGCCATAAAAGGTGTGGCCACATATTTCGCACCCAAGGTGGCGGCGCTGTTCAAATATCGGCGCGACCATTCTCGTCTTAATGTCGCGAAGCTGATTGTTGTAATCCATCTATCATCTCCCTTCGATGGACGCCCGGCCACGACAGCCGGGCGCTTGTTGTTAGGCGTTGTCGTAAGTCGCGCAACGACGCGGGACGTAAAAGTCTTCGATGTCCTTCCAGACCTCGTCCTCTGGGTGCCATTCCAGATTTAAGCCGTCGGGAAAGGCATCAAACCCGGACACCAATACCTCGTATTCGTAATAGGTTTTGTTGCCCTCGTCGGATGGCCAAGTGTGCCGGATGCGGCGGTCGATGATCCGCAGGTGCGGGTCGCCAAGAACCCGGAAGGGCTTGGCCGAAGCCTCCTCAGATTGTGGCTCGTAGTCAAAGATGATGTCGCTCAGTTTCATCCTGCCCTCCTACGCCGCAGCTTCAAGGCGCTTGGCCTTGGCACGCCAGATGCCCATCTGACGGCGGGACACGGTCAGGCTCCGCGTCTCTTCCTTCAGGCGCTTCTTCGCGCTACGCACCTCCTCATTCAGGCGCTCCTGAAGCTGCGCCTCTCGTTCACGCAGTGTGTCAACCTGCGACTTCATCGCGTAGACGCGATCAGACATCTTGTGGTGGTTTGCGCTGGCGTCATGCGCCAGTATCCTCAACGCCGCAAGCAGGCGATGTGCCTCTGGCGTCATTGGTGCGCCGGACATGACACGCTCGTCCATCTCCAGCAGCAAAGCATCGTATCGTTGCAAGTCCATTTTTCGGTCTCCCTTTCTATTGACCAAAGTGGCGGATCAATGCCCACCAAGTGTATTGCGGCCCGAACAGGTCGAGCCACCCCAAAGCGAAGATGGTCATCACGACCATCCCCGCAATCTCTGAGCGCCAGTTCATGACGCAAACTCTGTGTCGTGATGTTCCAAAGCCGCTTCCATCTTGCGCTCCAAACGCTTCAGCCGACCGTGCGTTGTGTTTGGGCCGTCCTTTTCGTCATAAGCGTAGGCGGAGCGATATGCGCGGATCAGGTTATTGATCAAGTCGATCTCTTCATCGTTCAAAACTACGTTTGGTATTGCCATCATGTGTCTCCCTTCGATGGTTGGGGCGGGGCCGTTAGGCCCGCGCCTCTTCTTCGGTTGCATAATCTTGGAACTTCAGAACCGCGCCACAAAGAGCGAACCAAGCCCAGCCACCTTCGTGCGGCATCAGGATCAGCGCGCCGTTGGTGTCATAGTCGCCGCCAACCATCCAGCGGTTGCCGACTTTCTTGGCGGTCATCTTTGCGCCGAGGTGAAAAGCTGTGTAGGTCATCGGTGTCTCCCTGTCGATGTGTCTACCTTATGTATATCTTTACCAGATAATATCAAGATGCTACAAGCATTTTAGTGATGATTTTTCTGAGAGGGTCAAGTGTCTGATATCGAACAACAATTACTGAGGCTGCGCGCCTCGACAAAACAAATGTTGCGCGAGGAACTCGAAATATCGCCGCAGCGTAGCCTCTCCGCGCTGGCGGATGAGTTGATCAGCGACGCAATCGAAGCACGGCGGGTTGAGCGTGACAGTAAACGGTAGGCAGAAGGGCGCAGCCGCAGAGCGCGAGATCGCCAAGCTGCTGCTGGATGAACTGGGGATTGCGTTCAAGCGTGACCTTGAGCAGTACCGCGCGGCTGAACACGGTGACTTGATTTGCGATGATCCCGACTTCCCGTTTTGCATCGAAGTCAAGCGTTACAAGGCCGGGTGTGCGGCGCAGCCGGCGTGGTGGGATCAGGCATGTGCCGCCGCACGGGCGTGCCAGAAGCTGCCGCTGCTCGTCTACAAGTACAACCACCAGCAGTGGAAGTGGCGCATGCCAGCAGAGGCGGTGGTGCGTGCGGGCATGCCGATTGAATACAAGGGCTGCCGCGACACAAGCGCGCTGGACTGGGGCTATGCGGTAGAGGTGGACACGCGGACTGCGATGATGCTGATCAGGGAGATGCTCGTCGATGCCTAAGTACGAGAGCCAACACGACCTGCAAAACGAGCGGCTGGTCTCCGACGCGCTTGAGAATATCGGCGTCGAGGTGTACAAGCTGCCGGTCCAGTACCGGCTCGACTGGCTGCTGCGGCGCGACGGTGAGGCGATTGGGTTCGCCGAAGTAAAGGCACGCAAGTGCGACATGAAGAAATACCCGACCGTGATGATCTCACTAAGTAAGGTGATCCACGCTCGGCTGCTTACC